TCGGCTCGTCGATCATCCGGAGACCGGCGATCCCGTCTACCACGCGGGTGTCGCCAATCAGGCGGTGCTCGATAATGGCCGCTGCAGAAGCGTAGCCGTTCACGTCGACAGCCGTCACCTCGAAATAGTATTCGCCAGCTGGGATGTCGTCCCATTCAAACTGCGGGACCGGAACTTCGCCAAGCAGCGAGATCGGGCCGTTGTCTCGCGAACCAGAGATCTTGTATTTGGTGACAGTCTTCGTCGGGCTCGGGTTCCAGGCCAGGGTGAGGGTCGTGACCTTGCGGGTGCCGACCGTGCGGCTGGTCGCCCTCACCTTCAGATCCGTGACCGGTTCGGGCTTCTTCTTCTGACCAACGACGTACTTGTCCAGGTCATCGATCGAACCAATGTAGCCATCGACGTAGAGCCACTTGGCTCGGTTCATCTGCATGGCCTGGATTTCGACGTTGTCCGGATCGCCGTCCACTTCGGTGATCGACATCACGCGGAACGCGAGCGGTGCCACGTCACCATTCATCTGGGAGATGGTGAAGACGGCGTCGTCCGGAAGATCCGGAAGGTCCGTGGTGGTCTCGAGACCGGTTACGGCGCCCGTGACATTGGTCAGCTCGCGACTGTCCATGACGAAGTCGCCGGTTGCCTCGCTGATGATCTGGAAACCGATCTGGTAGGAATAACCAGGTTCGAGGAACAACGGGTCGCGGAGATTGATCTTCCGCGTACCAGTCACGCTCTTCACACGTCCGCTGAGACCAGCTTCCATGTCCTCGTCCGCGACGGTGATGACGTCATAGGGCGTGAGGTAGAGACCCATGCGGTTGGTCTTGAAGTTGACCATCATGGTCTCGGTCGTGCCGGTGATCAGATGGTAGCGAGCGCGGCGGATCGCCTCTTCTTCGCTCGTGCAGGCGATCGCTTCGAAGTTGAAGGGGATGCGGCCATACTGGTTGATGTGCGTTTGATCGTAGACGCGGCGGCGATCGTCCTGCCAAGCCAGGTTCTCGTTCGTGAACGTGACCGTCAGGTCGTTGTGGCGCGTCGAGGTCTCGGTGAAGGAATAGGTGAAGAGACCATCGACAACGTTCTCAGGCGTGAAGGCGACGGCCGGATTGGCATCGCGGTCGATCTTGATGACGCCCTGGCCATTGCCGTCGTCGAAGAAGCGGCCGGCGAAGATGCCACAGATGTAGTTGATGGTATCACGACCGCCCTTCGGGTCCGAGATCAGGCCGTTGAACGTGAAGCGCGGCTGGCCCGAAGCGGTTCGGGTGTCGCACCAGACGCCGGCGTCGTAGACATCCCACTTGTTCAGGACGATGGGGTAGTAGGCATTCATACCATACCGGTCGTTCAGCACGACGTCGTTTGCGACGTAGGCGGGATTGTTGCTGTAGGCCAGCTTCCAGGTGCCGTCCCAGACGCCCGTGTACACGCGGGTCGTCGAATTGTAATTCGACGGAACACGGATGATGCGGCCGAGGTAGATGCCGGAGAAGTCGGGGATGGACGAGAACTGCTCGCTCGCTCGAGCGATCACCTGCGTGCAGGCAACGCCAGGGAACTTGTAGTTCTTCGCGGTGACTTCCTGGAACGACTCCCAGGTGATGTTGAAGAAATTCTCCGTCGTGTCGGCCGGCGAGGTCTTCACGACGCGGAACATATAGGGTTCGTTCGCCCGTGCGACCGGGATGCGGAACTCCTTTGGAAACGGCTGCGTCGTCTTCGCGGTGAGTGCGATCTCGCCGTTTGTCAGAACGATGTCACCGCCTGTCCCGTTCTCACCAAAGGTGCCGGGGCGCAGCGAGGATCCCGCCTGGATCCAGCTCGAGCCGTTGAAGAAGTAAGGGCGTTGGACGCCAGTGTGCAGCCAGTAGTCCCCCTGCTCCGGAGCGAAGCCGAGCTGCGGGCCAACGAAGGCTTTGGTCGCCCGATCGCCACCCCATGAGGATGCTTCCGACCAGGTCCAACGGTTGTTTGCGAAGTTCAGACCGGCTGGGAAGTACCAGTTGGATCCGTCCCAAATCTTCGGCTTGTAGTTGTTCGAGGTGTCGAACCAGATCCCCGCGTTCGACGTGGTGATCGGCTGCGTTGGTGCCCAGTAAGTCGGCCGGTCGCCTGGAGAGGCGTTGATCCTGGCCGGCGTACCACCGGTCCCGTAGAAGATGTCGAAGCTGTCGCCAGAGATCTGCGGCGGAAGCGGATTGACGGTCGGAGTCCGAACCGGTTGCCAGTATTGTGCGCTGACGAGCTTGTATTCGATGCGCCAGCGGCCGGTGTTGTTGAAGGTGCCTTTGTCGTTCTGCGTCACCAGCTGGTTGATGACGAAACGCAGATCGACGTAATCAATGTCGGTGTGAGTGCCCTGGCGGATGATCGCAACATTCGGCGCCATCTCGGTGTTGACCGTGGTGGACGCTCCGAAGCCGCCGAGGCGAGAATAGATCTCTTCGCCCTGCTCGCTACCTTTGTAGTCGACGAGCTCGAAGTTCTCGAAGTTATTCGCGCCGCTATCGTCTTGAAGCTGGGTCTCCCCGACGAGGTAGGATTTGGCGCCGTTCTCCAAGCCAACGCAGGGACCTTCTGACCAGGCAAGCAAAGCTTCGACCACATCGGTCGAGAAAAGGGAGTCGGCTGTCTGTTTAGGACTGGAACTAGATTGTCCCTTCGAACCGCTGAGTTTCCGAAGGGACATATCTTGAATTGTCATATGCTTAACCGGCCTTCTTGATGTACCGGTTTAAGTGGGGATTAGTGGGCGGTTTTTCCAGACCGCCAGCGGGTCCGCATCCACTTCAGACGCTCAGCTGCCTCGTGGGGGTCGAATTCCCAGCGAATGAAATTCAGCTCACTGGTTGCATAGGGATCGATTAGCACGACAGGACAATTGTACATATCCTTCTGATCGAGATGCAGCTCCTCAGCATAACGGTCGATCTTCTTGTAGGAGGCAACCTGGATGGCATGCCAGATCTTACCACTATTCGGACGCATCCCATGAGCGTAACCCGATGTGTGTATGTGTCCGGCTGCGTAGATATCCGAGCCGCCGTCGAGTTGGGCTTTCTTAGCAGCGCCGTAAACTTCGGACCACATCGACTTTCCCGGGAAACCATGGACAGCGTGAAGCTTCACGTCGCGACCACTTGGAAGGTTCAGCTGCAGCCGAACCTTGTGTGACTTGTGGACTGCCGTGTTGCTGGCTAGGATCGCTGCGAGAAGGTCGCCCTGCCCCCACAGATCGTGGTTTCCGTTGATATAGAAGAGCCAGTTTACACTGGTCAGGACTTCCTTCACCAGTGCGATTGCCTCCGCCGAGCTCGTCGACTGTTCGGCGTAAAGGCGAGCAAGTCGACCAGCCCAGAAGTTTCCGGAGTCCCCCAGATTGCCAGCAAACAAACCTTCGTTGCGACCATCCAGCAGATCGACGTGATCCAGAACCTGAGCCAAGTCTGTACCATCATCATCTAGATGCATATCACCCACGAGGGCGAGACCGATTGGTCCATCCACTTTGACGCGGACGCCGATCATCTTTTCCTGCTCGTAGATAGCACTCTTACGAGCGAACTGTTCGATCCGACGCTTGATTAGTGCTTGGACATCAATCTCGCTCTGCAACTCACCGCCTGGGAGCTCGACTTCAAAGTCGGCATCACTCCATCGGGCTTTCATGCCGCGGATACCCGATTCGGAGATCATGTACCCTTGCTCCCGCAAATAACGGGCGGCTGGTCTGAAGCCCCCCATCTCAGCGATTGCAGATTTGATGAGGGCTTCAGACGGTCGGTTCATCTTATTTCCTATGATACAGGTGTTGAAGCGCCCGATCGCGCTTACGATCGAGGCTCGTGGTTGAATGTTCGTAGTTAAGGGCGGTGAGCAATTTCAGACCCACCTTCTTTGCGACACGAACACGGAAGATCGACTTGTGAATCTCTACGGTCGGCCTCTTACAACTGAGCGAGAGAACGAAGTCAGCAAACTGGTTGCACACTTTCTCGGAGCCGACGAGCTCCACACTCGATTTCCCAGATGGTGGAGAAATGCAGCCGTCGCCATCCACCACACCGCGCCAAAAATGTGCATTGTTTCTGATGGTCTCGGGGGCCTCCGCCGTAAATGTCTTCGCAGGGACCACACCGAATTTAGCGAGTGCTTTACATAGTGGTTTCGATCTCAGCGATAGGGTGACACCATTAGGGGTTGCTGAGTATCCCGTCGACTTAGTCTCATACAGCGGGCGCTCGCTACCAAGGAACTTCGAGAGCTTCTCCAGGTGTGGCCGATCTTTTCGGGAAAGCGTGACAACTATCTGCCCCAGCTCTGAGACACAACCATCTGCCATCAGGAAGCCCACCCAGTAGGCGGCTTCGTCTGTGATCTCGTCAAACGCTTGGTGATTAACCTGATATTCAAAGGGGCGACCGCCACCAGCTCTTTCGTTAACGATTATCCCTCGCTCTTTAACCAAGCGTGAGACCCGCGGTCGTTCCATGTGAAGAATCTTTGCGATCGTCCGGATACTCTCTCCGGACGCATAAAGCCTTGCAGCTTCATTCTCATCAAAGATCTCAAAAATACTAGGGATCATCAGGGCTTATATTCAATTGCGTTAATATCAAAACTCAGAAAATGTCCGTAGACACGACGGCGCCCATACAAGATGGGAATCCGCGTGCCAATTGCAACCGTGTTCTTCGGAGCGCCGAGATAGCTACTTCGTTTGGTGCTATCCCCTCCCTTATCGGTCTCGGGCTTCGGGGCTAGGAGCGATGTCAGGCCACCAAGTAGTGCGAGTGCACCGACCTTCACCAGGAGTGAGCCAACGAGTGTACCGGCACCGAGGAGCATGCCGACGCCAATCAGGACGACGCCGAGTAGGATCTGAAGCAGACCGCCCTTCTTGCCGCCGCTCAGCTGCGGGACGATGTGAATGAATTCGACGTCGGGCTCGATCGGCGTGTGGAGAGATTCCTCCGTTTCGTAACCGACGATCTTAACGCGATGTCGACCCCGAACCGGATCCGGCTGAAAACCTTTGACCTGGCGAGTGATACCCTCGACGATCTCCGCGACGGTGTGTCCCGCCATCTCAATCGGACCATCGTGGAAGGCAGCGAAGTAACCATGGAGGACGACCTTAATCCGCAATGAGAACGTCTCCGTTCACGACCACGAACTTTGTCACACCATCATTGCCGATGATGTAATGAGCGAGCTCGGGCCAGTTGAGGAAGGAATGCCAATCGCCGGTCGAGAGGTTCGAGTCTTCACCAGGGTGGGTATGCCAGCTGGCGACGGCGTGCGGCGCGTACATGACGAGATCCTCGCCACGGAAATCGAAGCCCTCAGTCGGGTCGTCGCAGATGTTCTCGCACTCGACGATCTCGCCATTCTTCAGGACGAAACCACAACGCTCTTTGTCACCCTCATACAAGGGGAGAAGTTCGGAGGAAATCATCCAGCTTCCTTTTTACGCTTGGGCTGACGAGATCCAGCAGGTTGGCCGTCGTCTCGGTCTGCGTGATTTTGACGTCCTTGTGGCGGATGACCGCGAGTGTGGAATTGCGGCTGAGACCGGAATACGGTTCCACTATGGACAGCCGGCCCCAGAGGTGATGCAGGATCTGACCGTTCTCGACGAGCACGCCGACGTGATTGGCAACCTCGGACCTCACAGCCATGAGGAAGACGTCACCTGGTTGATATTCGGATGGATGGCAATGCAGCGGCGAGAATCCGTTCTTGCGGTGCAGATCCATGTAGAGGTTCAGACCGAGATGCTCCCAGTCCTTCGGTCGCGCATAGTTCGGCAGGGTGATGCCGAAGTTGTCGATGTAGAAGTTCCGCAGGAGCGTGAAGCAGTCCTGCTTTCCATACTTGAACGGCAGATTGGTGAGGTGATCGTACTTCAACATCAGAGCGTCACCATTGGGAAATCCGGCGGAATGAACATGCGGCAGGGGATTTGGAAATTGGCGCCCTCGGTCATGTTCCGGAGCTCGAGCGAGATGCTTTGTCCGGAGATGAGTTCACGGACACGGCCGACATACCACATGCGCTGCTCGAAGATGTTGACGTCAGCCTCGACGTGCCGACGAAGTACACGACGCCGGATCACAGTCGCCCGATCAATCTGACCTTTCTTGGCGGCTGAATTGAAAATCCCGAACGGGTTCATGATCTGGAGCAGCGGCCGGCTCTCTTCACCATCCGCCGATCGCGTATCACCGGTCATGCGGGTGGCCATGCCTTCGTAAAGCTGACCCTGCCAGGTGAGTGTGTTGTCGTTCTTGAAGCGAAACACGACCGGCTGGTTCTTCAGCATAATCGTGTAGAGATCAACTTGACCGTCAGCTGTGAGTTTCTGGGCTTCTTGTTTGTGCTCAAGAGGCGCAGTCGACGTCATGGCTGGCTCGTGACCTCCATCTCGAAGGATTCGACCGTACCATTGCCGCCTTCAGCGACACGATATTTCAGCGGCTTGCTGAACCGAACAGTCAAAAGCCCCTTCCCCGGTAGCGGCAGAATGAACTTCTCGAACAGCTTGTGCTGCAGGTAGAACTCTTCCAGTCGAGCGATGTTGATCCGCGGATGCACGCCAGTCAGAACTCGACCAGCTTCGTCCGTGAAAAACATCATCGTCTTGTAGTGGAGCGTGTACTTTACCTGATCAGGTCCGCGAGGTCTCGATGCGAATTCATAGCCTCGTCCGAACTGCACCTTTCCAGAGGATTCGGGATATTCCGTTGTCCAGGTGAAGTACGGGAAATCATATGTTTCCATGGCTGAGTATGTGGGTGTGAATCCCTTTCAATACAAGGCTTTGCGGTCGTTGCGCTTTTAGTAGATATATCTTGTTTATTTGTAGTCGTGACATTTTTCGACCCACCCCTATTCCAGATCCAGGCCAGCCAGTTGCGGCAGGTGATCCGGACCACATTCAGCTTGCTTCGATCGTAGCTTTCCCGCTCGCGCTTAACGTCGATGAGGCCAAGATCCTCGGCTTTCTTCTGCGTCTTCTGGACCAGTGAACGGCACACACCGGCGATGCTCGCGATCATGTCAATCGGCAGCATCATGCGACCCTTCTTGCGGACCTCATCCGCGATGACACTGAGGACGGCAAGCTCTCCGGTCGTGAAGCTCGAAGCGACGGACGGACTGACTGGAGCGTAGGCCGCACGGCGACGGCGACGTTCAATGGACGCAGCTCGATCACGCGATTTGATCGACTTACGACGGCGGAAGAAGTCCCGACGCCTCCAAGTCTTCTCCTTCGCGGCACGCCGTGCGAGCTCGATCGCCTCGTACCATTGGCCAGCGGTGTCCTCGTCGATCCGGCCGGCGGCGTAGAACTCACTCACCTGTCGGAACAGATTGTCCAGCTTCGCAGGTTGTAGGCTTTTGAGTGTCTCGATTTCTGGTTGTGGTGTAAGTTGCAATTCAACCGTCAAAGCTTTCCACCTTCTAAACAGCAGATCCCGTTCGAGAAATCGCCAAATTTCCCGTTGACACCTGATTCGTTTTGTGAGAGCTTTGACCTTGTCGAGGGGTTTCAAAGCTCCCTTTCGGAATTCAAAAAGCACTGGGCGCCAACCCGGTGCTTTTTAGTTTGTGAGTATCTACGTCAAGACTCACGTCTCCTGTTGCAAATCACTGATATTGTGACCTAGTGGTCGAGTCGTGCCAACCCCCAGACAAGACTTGTCCGAGGGTGCATCGATTAGGATTGTCTATAGATCGTTAAGGTGCTGTTAAGGGTATGACGTTTTCCAGAATTTTGGCCATTGCTGCGCTCGTCATGGGCGTAGCTTCCTGCACAACCACTTCGTCGAAGGAGCCACTCGGTCCCGCTCCTAAAAACGCAGAACAGCAGGCGAAGACCGCGCTTCGTGCTAGCTTGAAAAATCCGTTCGACGTTAAAGAAGTTCGCATCAGCCGGCCGACAACCGTTGTCTACGACATCGGCCTCGCGCCTCAGTGGACTGTCTGTATGAGCCTCTACGCTCGAAACGGATTCAACGCTCTCACGAAGGGTGAGTATTTCATAGCGTTCAAGAACGGTGTGGTTTCCAACGTCGTCAGCATCTCGGATTACAACTTCATCCAGTCGCAGGCCGGCCAGTGTGGCAGCATGAGCGCCACCACACTGTAATCAGTTTTAGATCGCGCCAATCGCCACTTGCTGGATGAGCTGCTTCAGCGTTCCGCGGTTCTGAATGTTCGAAGAGACAGTCGCGATGATGTCGTTCGGGCCAGATTGCGGAACCTGATCGGGCGAGACTACCCAGACGTTGACGACGCCCTGTTCCTGCTTCTTGTTAGTGTTTGCAGCAACACCCTGTAGAGCACCCTCGGAGATCTGACGATTGCCGAGGTTGTTCATGTTGGTGAGCGTGTCCTCTCCGATTGCCTGGACAGCCGATTGACGCAGGACCATCTCACCAGGCATCAGCTGATACATGCCACCGTCGCGGAAGGGAGCGGTCGCTCCATTGGCTGCACGGATCAAACCTCCGTTGGCTTTACCACCGACGACACCAAACAAACCTGCCCCAAGCTGGCTGAAGAACCCGCTGCCACCCGTGCCACCACTAAACAGCGACATGATGATCTGGTTCGCGAGAGCCTTGGCGATGATCTGCATGAACATCTGAAGGACAGACTGACCAAGCTGCTTGAATGCCTCACTAGCTTTCATCGTGCCAGAGCTGATGTTGACGAAGAACTGTGAGAAGCCAGAGGATAGCCCGTCGAGCACCTGGCCCCACGTTTGCTCCATCTGCTTTGCGAGCGGAACCATTTGGTTGTTGACGCCGAGGATCCCGTTCTGCTGAGCCCAGGCGTCGGTCGCAGACCGAATGGCGTTGGCGACAGTCGGTCCCTGATTGGACTTCGCAGCATCAAGAAGGACGTTCTCCTGCTTGAGCTGGTTATTCTTCTGGATCAGATCGTTCTCGAGGGTCCGCCACTGCAGGGCCTCGGAGCTTCCGGCGCCGTAGGTGCTCTCGGCTTC